ATAGACAACCGCGCCGCCTCTGTATCTACTACTTCTGGAATTAACCTATTCTTTTAAATAGTAAAATAATTTCCATTGATTGGACGATTATTTTAAAGAGAGTTTCTACATTTTTTACTTATATATAAGGAGGTATATAGCAATGCTTACTGATATTGAAAAAACTAATTTAAGAAAAGGATTTGAAGTTGAAGAATCTGGTGAATTCGCACTTCATTCTTATCCAAAAAATGAAACTAGAAGTGCCATTCTTTCTTATTTAAATAACCCAACAGAGTTTAACGAAAAAGTTCTTAAACTTCTGGCAAGTGATTGGAAATACTTTTTTGAAAATGGCGCAGAAGCTACGAAAGAAATGATGTGTGTAAGAAGAACCAAAGAAGCAGAAGAATTCGCACAATGGGAGAAAAACTTTGAAGAACTTCAAGACGCACAATTATATGATTATTTATACTAATTAATAACGCAGATGGCCGCCTATGTAATCGCGTAGGCGGCCGCCGCGATTTAAAAGGAGGTGGAGCAATGTCAGCTGGTTGTAAATCAATTTTACTCAAAGATGAAGATGGCGAATATCGCATCACACCACAACAATATATATTTGTTAATACTTATATCGCTAATGGTTATAAATTGAAGAAAGCTTTTGATGTTGCTTATCCTAATGATAACCAAGGCGCTAAACATACTTTCCAAGTTTTTCACAAGCCGAACGTCCAGCGTTATCTTATTCAGCGTCAAAAGGAAATATTAGATGACTTTGATATATCACCAGAGCGCACTTTTGGAGAAATTGCCAGAATAGCTTACGCGCCAGTTACTGATGAAATTCACTATAAAGAAAAGATGGAAATGTTGAAGCTTTTGGTTAGAGCTATGGAAGTAAGCGGCCAATTAAAACCAGACGATGATAGTCAAACAATTATTATTAAGTTAGAAGGTGATGGCGAATAGCGCGCGCCGTAGGAGGTGGTAAAGATTGAAATAATTATTGATAAAAGTATTTTCAATTCTATTTATTATCCTTATTTAATGAACTATGAAAAGCGCTATGAAATATATTACGGTTCTGCTGGTAGTGGTAAATCATACTTCATTACTCAAAAGCTACTAATTAAAGCACTTCAAGAAAAAAGAAAAGTTTTAGTTCTGCGTAAAGTTGGCCGCACAGTTAAACAAAGTGTATTTCAATTATTCCTTGATACTCTTATTGATTGGAAGATTGTTGATAAATGTAAGATTAATCGCACAGACTTCACAATCACTTTACCTAATGGAAGTTTATTTATTTGTAGCGGTCTTGATAATCCAGAAAAGATTAAATCAATTGCTGGTTTAACTGATGCTTGGTTAGAAGAAGCAACAGAATTTTCGCAAGATGACTTTAACCAAATAGATTTGCGTATCAGACATTCGACCGCGCGCAATCAACAAATTTTCCTTTCTTTCAATCCAGTTTCAAAAGTTAATTGGTGCTATAACCTTTTCTTTAATCCAGATTATCCAGATATAGACGATTTCCGCGCCAAGTGTCAAATATTACAGACAACCTATTTAGATAACCGATTTCTTCCCCAAGATTACATAGATTCACTACTGGCTTTAAAGCAAACTAACCCAGCTTTCTATAAAATATATGCGCTTGGTGAATTTGGTAGTTTAAATAAATTGGTCTATGAGAATTGGCGCGAAGAAAACTTTGACGCGGCCGCAATCAACGGAGAACTTTTAGTTGGTCTTGATTTTGGTTTTACTAATGACTTAACTGCTATAATCTGTTCCCTTCTGGATGAAGATAATCAAAAGATTTATATATTTGATGAATTTACTGGAAAAGGTTTAGTTAATTCTGAAATAGCACAACAACTTGAAAAGATGGGTTTAAAGAAATCAACAATAATTGCTGATAGCGCAGAACAAAAGAGTATAGAAGAAATCAAGCGCGCTGGCATTATTAGAATTAAACCAGCAATAAAGGGTCAAGGTTCAATACTTCAAGGTATTCAAAAGCTACAACAATATGAATTAGTTGTTTCCCCTTGTTGCGCTGAAACTATAACCGAACTTCAAAACTATTCTTGGATTAAGGATAAACAAACAAACGAATATACAAATAAACCAGAAGATAAATACAACCATTGCTTGGATGCTTTGCGCTATTCCCTTCAATGCGTTGAAATAAAACCTAAATTAAAGTCATTTAATAAAAATGTTCTTTTTTAAAGGAGGTATCGACACACAATGAAATTGATACTAAACAAAGATACAACTATTAACACAACCATTTTAAAGAAAATTATAGACAAATGGAAAGCTGAATTGCCTATATTACTAAAGTTAGAAAACTACTATTTAGGTAAATCAGAAATAACACACAAGGTTGTTGCTGATACTTCAAAACCTTGTAATAAAATCGTTCATCCATTTCCACACTATATAACTGAATCAATGGTTGGTTATTTTATGGGTAAGCGCTTAACTTACCTTGATGAAGATAAAGAAGCACTTGATGAACTTATGATGGTGCTTTCTTACAATGATTCACACGCAGAAGATTTAGCTATTGCGCGCGATTGCTCCATTTATGGTGTTGCTTTTGAACTGCTTTATACCGATGAATATGGAAATGTAAAATTCACAAAGATTTCGCCGCAACAGTTAATTCCAATCTACGATGATTCAATTGAGAATAAATTGCTTTATGCCATAAGGTTAATTCCTATTGATGACATTGAAACTGGAAAACATTCATATCGTATAGACATATATGACAGTTTAACTATTAGACATTATTCAGCCAATGAAAGTTTAAGTAACTTTTCTTTTGATTATGATGAGCCGCATTATTTTGGTGATGTGCCGTTCATTGAATATCAGAATAATGAAATGTATTTAGGTGATTATGAAGAAGTTATCAGTATTATTGATGCCTATGATACTTTACAATCTGATTCACTTGATGATTACGCTTATTTTGTTGATGCTTATTTAATGTTATCTGGTGTTAGCGCAGATGCTGATGACATCAAGCTTATGAAGGAAAACAGAGTTCTTTTACTTGATGAAGATAGCAAAGCCGAATGGTTAATTAAGAATCAGAGTTCTAACCTAACAGAAGAACTTAAAATTAGGTTAGTCAATGACATACATAAATTCGCGCAAGTTCCAGACTTAACAGATAAAGAATTTGCTGGCAATGCGTCTGGTGTTGCTATCAAATATAAGATGATTGGAACAGAAGAATTAGCCGCAACAAAGGAATCATATTTTAGAAAAGGTATATTAAAACGCGTTAAGTTAATTTTCTCAATTATAAATCTTAAAGGTGCTTCATACGATTGGCGCGCAGTTGATGTTGCTTTCAATCGTTCATTACCAGCAAATGAAAGTGAAATCGCTGATATGGTTCAGAAGTTTTCTGGTATTGTTTCAACTGAAACATTATTAGCGCAAGTTCCTTTTATTGAAGATGTAGAAGCAGAAATGGATAGACTTGGAGAAGATTTAGATAAAAACCCATTCTATAACTTAAATGTTAATACGGATGGTGATAGCAATGAGCGAGAAAACTAACTGGAAAAGATATAGTCATAAAGGAGAATTCAAAAATTCCAGATACGGCCAAACGCGTTTTAGCATCTATTCGGGTCTCCTAGATGAACTAGACGCGCGCGGCGGCTATTACAAGAATATGAGTAATAGCGAATACTGGAAGTTAAGAAGCCAGAAGAATCAGAATGAAGTATTAAAACATTCAAAAGAAGCAGAACAAATTATTAAAAAAAGGTATAGATATTTTACTATTGATTTATGTAAGCAATATAGGGATTTGATTAACCCTTTTATAAAAGCGGATGGAACAATTGACATAGGCGCATTGAATAAAGCTTTAACCTATGACAGTAACTTTAAATATAAAGTTAATAAGCTCCATACTGTTATAGATGAATTCTGTATTCGATGCGGCACAGAGGATGCGGCCGCAATCACAAAGGCATTAGAAAATACTTATATTGATACGATTAAATCAATTTCATCTTCTTTTGGAGTTGAACCGCCTATTTATCTTCTTTCTGACACAGCTATTCAAAACGCAGTTAATGCGCGCTGGGCTAATGATGGTATTCCTTATTCAGATAGAATCTGGAATAACGCAGACCAGATTAAACAGAAGCTATCTTCTACTTTAACTGATTCTCTTATGAAAGGACAATCAATAAACAAAACGCTATATCAATTTAAAAAAATTACTGGTAATTCTACTTATAACTGCGCGCGCATCATCAGAACGGAAACAATCGCCGCACATACGGCCGCCGCAATAGACGGATATAAAGCATTTGGTGTTGATGAATTAGAAGTTTCTAGTGAGCCAAATTGTTGTGAAGTATGTCAAGGATTCAACGGAAAGCGTTTTGCTGTTAATCAAGCTGTTGAAGGCATTAACGCGCCGCCTTTCCATCCGTTCTGTAAGTGCGCGGTTATTCCAGTAGTTGATTGGTAATTTTGGTTTAAAATTATCAATCACACTAATTTAATTTTTACTTATTTATAGAAGGGAAAGGAATCATTCCTTTAACTTCATTTTTATTTTTTGTAAATAGGAGGTTTCAAAATGGAACAAACTAATTTAAATCTTGATACTTCTAAAATTGAAGGACAAGACAATATAGAAGAAAAGGCTAAAACTTATACAGAAGAAGAAGTTATGAAACTTATACAAAGTGAAAGTGACAAAAGGGTTAGCCAAGCATTAAAGACACAAGAGCGCAAGTTCAAGGCAGAACAAAGCGAAGCAGAAAAATTAGCGCAAATGAATGAAGAACAAAAGCGCGATTATCAATTTCAAAAGGAAAAAGAAGAATTTGATAAGCAGAAGAAAGAATTCGCTATTATTCAGAACAAACTTGAAGGAACAAAGATTTTAAATGAAAAAGGATTACCTTCTCAATTCATTGATTATATCGTTGCGGATAATGCTGAAACTATGATGGATAATATCAATGCTTTTGAAAAGTTATTTAAGGCCGCAGTTAGTGATGAAGTTAGTAAAAGAATTGGAACTTCAAGCCAGCCGAAAAGCGCAAGTGTCGCACAAACTAGTTTAACAAAAGAAGGATTCAAGAAAATGACAATCGCGCAAAGAAGCGAATTATATAAAACAAATCCTTCACTTTATAAAGAATTAACAAATTAGGAGGTATATATAAATGTCAGTTCAGACAAATAATGTATATAACAATCAAGTTATTGTTGATGCTTTAAACGAACAGCTTAACACAAAGCTTGATTTCAGTAGATTTTTAACTGTTGATAATTCACTTTCAGCAGAAGCAGGAATGAGTGTAAAGATTAACACTTATACAATTAGTGGTAGCGCAGAAGCAGTTAATGAAGGTTCTGGAAACACTTCCGAAGTTTCTGTATCTTTTGCTCCAACCACACACACAGTTATTACTTCACAAGCAAAGGGTTCTTACACAGACGAAGCCGCAATGTCTGACCCTAACGCAATTGATAAGCTTGTTAATGGTATTTCTACTGCTCTTGTAAATAAGTTCAACGCAGATGCTGTTGCCGCGCTTGGTGGCATTGCTGCTGGTATGACAATCACAGCTTCTAATTTTAGTGCTGATTGTGTTTGGGATGCTATCGCAAAGATGAATCTTGAAGATGATGATGAAAATGGTTTAGTTCTTCTTGTTAATCCAGCAAACAAAGCTGAAATCAGAAAGGCATTAGCTGATGAACTTAAATATGTTGAAGATTTCCAGAGAGTTGGTTATATTGGAACACTTGGTAGTGTATCTGTTTATACTTCTAAACTTGTTCCAGCTGATACTGGTTATTGCTTCAATCCAAGTGCTATTACTGCTTTCGTTAAAAAGAGCGCAGAAGTAGAAATGGATAGAGATATTGACACAAGAATTAATGTTGTTGTTGCTAGAATGGTGAACGTAATCGCTCTTACTGACGCAACCAAGGCAGTAAAGATTGATTTCAGCAACGCGGCTTAATTAGTAAAATAAAGGAGGTAATAAAATATGTTAAGTGATATAAAAGTCCTCCTTGGATTGTCTGATACTACTTATGATAGTTTATTAAATCTTCTTATTGCTGGCGCTATTGAGTTTGCCGTTGATTATTGTAATTTAGATGAATATAGTAATGGTTCTTTCGATAATTTAATCGTTCAAATGGTTCTGGAAGATTACGGCAAGTTTAAAAATAGCGGTTTAGATAGCGTTTCATTTAGTGGAGTAAGTGAAAGTTATCACGATGGATATAGCGATAAGGTTATGAAGCAATTGCGTAAGCATAGAAAGCTTTTAACAGTTTAGAAATGATTGCTTACGATATGAAGAAATATACGATACAGCGCGCGACAGTTGAAACTGATTTATATAAGCAACAGAAGCGCGCTTACTCCACTATCGGAACTATTCAAGCTGCTATTTATCTTATTTCACAAACTGAATTATCACAAAATCCATTATTTAAGAATTCCACACATTGCGCGATTGCTTTAATTCCCTTTTCTGTAAAGGATAACGATATATTAACCGATGGCACAGATTCTTTTGAAGTTTCTACTACTATTGGTAGATATATCTTACTTACTAAACTATGAATATAAAATGTGAAATTCCTTCAAACTTAACCGAGGATAAAAGCGCAGAGTTTGAATTAATGATTAGTGATATTGTGAATAAAGCCGCGCTTCAAATTGAGCGTGAAGCAAAGTTAAATTGTCCCGTTGATACAAGCAATTTAAAGAATTCAATTCACGCAAAACCGATTGACGAAACGAGCGCGCAAGTCGGAACAAATATTGAATATGCGCCTTATGTAAATTATGGAACTATTCATATGTCAGCGCGCCCATTCTTTACAAATGCGGTTAATTCAGTTGAAGATGAATTTAAAAGTAAGATTCAACAAGCAGTTAAAAGTATTTTAGATTAAGGAGGTTATTAACAATTGGTTGATTATCATAAAAATTTTACGCTTCTATTGGCCTCCGCAATCGCTGAAACAGCTATTAATGCGCCTATCTATTATGAATTTTTCAAAGATAGAGTAAGTATTCCAGCTGTTTCATATTATGAATCAAATAATACCAGTTCCCTTATTGGAGATACAGTTAAATATAGTGAGATAACTTACAGAATCAAAATTTGGAGTTATGAAATAGAAGAAATTCAAACATTGGCGCAAGCTATTGACGCTACTCTTTTAAAGAATGGTTTCAAAAGAACTTTCGCTACTGAAATGGTTGATGAAGAAACAAAACTTCCATACAAAGTTATTGATTATAAAGGAATTGGTTATGAAACTAAAAACAATTAGGAGGTAATAATAAATGGCAGAAGGTATGTTAAGCAAAGGTATAGCATTAAGTTATGCCGCATCCGCGCCAACAACAACAGCTTCTGATTTTACTGTATTACAAAATCTTCAAGAAATTCCAGATTTTGGAAGTGGTGATGCTGATACAGTAGAAACTACTACATTAGCACACAGCACAAGAACATATATTAAAGGCTTGAAGGATGTTGGTGATGGTTTAGAATTTACTTTCTTATATACAAGTAATAGCGATGCTGATAGCTCTTTTAGAGTTTTAAAAGGTATTGAAGAAGCTGATACTTCTAACTTCTATGTTCTTTCATTCCCAGATGGAACAATTGGTTATTTTAAAGGTAAAGTTAGCGTTTCTATCAATGGCGCTGGTGCTGGTGATGCGCTTCAATTCACAGCAAATATTGTTCCAGCAAGTGATATTACAATCGCTTTTGGTGCAACATTAGCATTTAAAAAGGGACAAACTAGTCAATCAGCATTAGACGAAGAAACAACAACAATTAACATAGAATTAGCATCTTAATTATTAGGTTGGGGAGTTGGGGACACTAATCCCCTACTTCCCATTTTTTTATTATTTGCGCGCTGGCCTTGCGACCGCGTAAGCTACCGCGCGCGCTCATAGGAGGATTAATTAAATGAGAACTGTTGATTTTAAATTAGAAGAAAAAACTTATCAACTTAAACTTACAACTTCAAATTTAGTTCAGCTTGAAAGAAAATTAGGCGCGCATCCAATGACCCTTTTAATGGATATTGAAAATAATATTTTACCTAAAACAGAAGATTTACTTTGGATTCTGTTCTATGCGCTCCAATGGAAGTATGAGAATAGCTTTGAAGATTTTGAAAGCGTTGAAAGTTTATACGATAAGTATGTTGATGAAGGAAACGATTACACAAAGCTTATTGTTGTAATTGTTGAATTATTCAGAGTAAGCGGTTTAATACCTAACAATAAAAGAAAAAACTTGTAATGCCTTCACAAGAAGAAGGCATTGATGAACTATTAAGGGATGCTCTTTATATTGGTATTAACTATCTTGACTTCTGGAATATGTCAGTAAATGAAATTCAAGATTGTATTGAAATCTATAACAAGAAAACCGTTGATAGATTAAAACAAGAAACAGAACTTTTATATACTCAATCAATGCTTACTGGTTTGGTAGCTAATCCAATGGTTAAGCAAAAGCACATTCCTACTCTTAATGAATTATTCCCTTCATTACATAAATCTGAAAAGAAATATGACTATCAGAAAGAAAAAGCTGGTTTCTTAAACTTTGCTTATGCTTTCAACAATAAAAATCAATCGGAGGATAGATAAATATGACAACAGAAGAATTAAAAGTTGTAGTATCAGCCGATATTGGTAGTTTCCAATCTAATATGGATAAAGTTAAAGGTTCAGTTGAAAGCGCGGCTAGTTCCATTAAACAAATGGATAGCGATAATGATTTTGAAGGTGCGACAAAAGGCGCTGAAACTTTAACTAATACAATAAAGCGTCAGACAAAAGAACTTGATACTTTAAAAGAAAAATTAACTAATGCTTATGCTTCTGGCAAAAATACAGAAGAAATGGCAGAAGAAGTTCAAAGGTTATCAAGCGAATTGGCAGAAAATAAGCAGAAATTAACCGAAGCAAAAAAAGCGGCTGATGCTTTTGATGCTACTATGGAAAAGATTGATGATACGTTAGATGAAGCTAGCAATTCAACTGAAAAGGTTTCAACTGCTTGGGAAACTTTTAAAGGTTCTTTCGCTGGTAATTTAATCGCCAATGCTGTTAGTTCAATTACTAGTGAATTAAAAAGTTTAGCATCAGAAGCATTGAATGATGCTGATGCGTTAAATAAGTTTGAAAAGACAATGGATTTTGCTGGCTTTGACGCAAAGACTATTAAACAATCAAAAAAGGAACTAAAAGATTACGCAGATAAAACAGTATTTAATTTAGAAGATGTTATGAATACTAGCGCGCAGTTGGCCGCAAATGGTATTGATAACTTTGAAGATTTAACCGAAGCTTTGGGAAATGTTGTTGCTGTTGCTGGCGGCGGCGCTGATGAATTTAGTAGTGTCGCTATGGCAATGACGCAAACCGCTGGTGCTGGAAAACTTACTACTGAAAACTGGAATCAAATAGCTAACGCAATTCCTGGTGCTTCTGGAATTATTCAAGACGCATTGAAAAAGAATGGCGCATATACTGGTGAATTCCGTGAAGCTATGGCAAATGGAGAAATAACTGCGGAAGAATTCAACGAAGCAATTACTGGTATCGGTTTTAGTGATGCCGCAGTTGAAGCCGCAAGCGCAACAGATACTTTTGAAGGTGCTATGGGAAACCTTAAAGCAACAGTAGAAGATGTTTTCCTAGATATTATTGATGCTATTGGTATGGAAAACATTACTGGCGCAATCAATAAAGTTGGTGATGCTGTTGAATGGTTAAAAAATAACCTTGATGTTATCGCGCCAGTTATCGGAATTGTTGCCGGCGCTTTCATAGCTTATAAAGCTGCTATGGGTATTTCATCACTTATTCAAGCAGTAGCAGAAGCGCAAGGAATCTTAAATATGGTAATGGCTATGAATCCAATAGGATTAGTTGTTGTTGCCATCGCCGCGCTGGCCGCTGGGTTAGTAATAGCGTATAAGAAATCCGCTACTTTTAGAAAGATTGTTAATACTGCTTTCAATGGCGCTAAAAACGCAATTGCCGCGGCTGTTGGTTTTATTAAAGGTAAATTTGAAACTTTAAAAGGCGCAATTGAAACTGTAAAAACAAAATTTACTAATCTAAAAGATAATGTAATTGGCAAGATAACCGCAATGAAAGATAAAGTTAAATCAATCATTGATACTATTAAAGGATTCTTTCATTTTAATGTATCTGCGCCACATATACCAACACCACATTTTTCAATATCCCCTTCTGGCTGGAAAGTTGGAGATTTATTAAAAGGTGAAATACC